AGAGCGGCACCGTGTAGCCGCCGCGGCGCGCGTACCCGTTCGCCAGATCCTTCACCACGTCCAGAATCCAGTCTTCGACATCCGAGTCCGTCACGCCATCCGGCGGCACGGTGTCGTCGGTCAGCTCGATGTAGAGCGTCGCGCCGCCGACCCGCGCCTGAAGTTCTTCGGTCGTGATGTATGGCTCGGCCACAGATTAGTCCTTCATCGGCTGGATGATGAGATTCGGATCGGCGAGAGCCTCCTGGACATCTCCGTGTGTCCAGCCGAGCTCTTCTGCCGTGAAGATTCGCTGGCCGTCGCGCGTGAACGCACGGCCCTTGAATTCGTAGGTCTGCCGGTTGCCGCCAGGTGTGATGCGGACACGAGGAGCGCCGCCAGGGAGACGAACGTCCGGCGGCGCCTCGGTTGTCTTGGAAACAGCTTTCGACGGTTTCTCGATTGGATGCGAAACGGGTACCGGGACCGCCTTTTTCCTGGCGGCCCCAGCAGCCTTTGAACGAGAGCGAGTCTTGGGAGTCACCGAACTACGTCACGGCCGCGCCGAATGCGCACTGCCAAGCAGCGTACCCAGCGTTGCTGCGCAGATCGACGCCCCAGCGAAGCTCGTTCAGCATGAACAGGTTGTCGTCGCGCATGTCCACCTTCGGCACGATGCGCGCCGGCTGGCGCTCTTGGTAGACGAGCGCCGGCATGAGCTGAGTCGTCGCGAACAGATACCAGTTGTTCGCGTCGGTCAGCCACGGGTTGACGAGCAGATCCGCCGAGCCGCGCCAGACGTTCGTCACCCCGGAGGCGTCCGCCGTGCCGGCGACGACGATGTCCGCGTTGAGGATCGACCGGGCCATGCCCTCGAGCGCCGGCGGGACCATGAGCAGGTTCGGGATGATCCCCAGCGGTTCGCCCGAGTCGTTGGTGAACGCGCCCATCGCGGCACGCGCGGCGGCGTAAGAGGTCGCCGAGAGCGCGGTCGTACCCGTGTTGCTGCCGACCGTGCTGCCCATCGGATGGTCCGTGTCGAAGAAGTACTGCCCGTCGTAGCAGTTCGTTGCGAACCCGGCCTGAATCAGCGTCGTGATGAGCTTGTCCGGGAAGACGCCGGCCGCGCGCCCGAGCTTCTCGGCTCTCGGGTAGAGCGCCGCGACGTCGGAGTCCGCGACCTTGTCGGCGTTGATCGACAGCGTGCCCTCGAAGTGCTTGTTGGTGATCGTGAAATCCTGAGTCTTGAGCTGCTTGATCTGGCGAGCTCCGATCCACTCCTCGATCGACGGCCACATGTTGTCGAAGGGGTAGATCTCGAACGCCTTCGACGATGGAATGATCTCCGCGACGCGCGGGTAGAACGATTGGGCCGCGTCGAGTCCGGCTGCGAATCGACCGTTGACGCCACCTGAGATCTGGGCAACGACGGCCGGTGAAATCGTGGGCATTGCTCTCTCTCCTTCCTTTCCTATCTGTTAGGCCAGTGCGTTGTCCTGAATGAGCACGAGCGGAAGACCCGCATCGGTGAAACCATGGACGATCCCGGCAACAACCGAATCGGTCGAGGTCGCGCGGACGGTTTCGTCATCCTCGACATAGCAAGGGGCGCCGATCAACGCCGCCGTGACCTCGTCGCCGACCTTGTTCTTCATCGCGAAGACGCCGCAGCGCACCACGATGCTCCGCGCTCCGTCCGCGCCGCCCGTGTTGTCCACCTTGTAGCCGGGAGTCAGCAGAGTCGCACCGACAGACTGCCCGCTCGCTGCCTGATCGGCGAACATCTCGAGATCGGCTACGCCGAGCGGCCGCAACGTCGTCGATGCCGGCGCCATGTAACCGTTCGCGTCCGGGCCGACGGCAGCGCCGTGGAAAATGATCGCGTCTGCGGCCACCCCGGCCTTCCGCAGCGGTGGAACCGTACCCTCTCCCAACATGACGATGGGCCGAGGTGCTGAAAGTGCCATGTCTATCCCCCCCCTCCCTTACGCGAGCGCGTTGTCCTGGATAAGCACCAGAGGCAATCCCGCGTCGTTGAAGCCCTGCAGAATGCCGGCGATCACGCTTCCCGCAGCAGTGGCACGCACGGTCTGGTCATCCTCTACGCTCACGGGACCGCCGATGTGCGCGGCCGTAACGAGATCCCCGCTCTTGTTGTTCATGAGGAAGACGCCGCCGCGGACCACGCACTTGCGCACACCGGAGGAGATGCCCGTCGTGTCGATCTTGTAGCCTGGAGTCGGAATCGTCGCGCCAGTGGCCTGACCGTTCGATGCTAGGTCGTTCCACATCTCGAGATCGACCACACCGATCGGTCGGATCGCAGTCGTTGCCGGGGCGATGTAGCTGCTGGAGATGCCCACCATCGCGCCGTGGTAGACGACTTTGTTCGTCAAGACTCCCGCGGCACGGATCGGCGGGACCGTGTCCTCGCCCAACATCGTGATCGGCCGAGGAGCGCTGAGCGCAGCCATTCGTTACCTCCCTCCCTTCAGGAGCTTCAGGAACTCCTGCTTTCCCTTGCGGTAGTTCTCGATCGAGAGTCCCGCGAGACGCGCCGCTTCCGCGTCGTCCTCGTCGTGCGGATTCGTCTTCTTCGGATCCTCCGTCGCCGGAGGAGCTGCGGCGGGCTGGAACTGCACCGGCATCGTCGCTAGGCACTTCTCGAACTCCGCCGAATCGCGCTTGGCGAACTCCGTCGCCCACGCCTCCATCGCCGGCGTGATCTTCCCGGCCGCCTTGCCCTGCCTGATGAGCTCGTCGGCCTTCGCCTCGGCGACCTTCTTCCGCTCCGCCTCAAGATCCTCGCGCGGCACGAGCGTGTACGCCTTTGCGATTGCCTCGTCCGTCGTCGCCTCGGCGCCGAGGCCCAGCGCCGTTAGCAGGCCGGCCGGAACCGCCAGCGGAGCCGTCAGGCGCGTCTCGAGTGCGGCGAGCGCCTCCGGTTCCGCGGTGTCCGCGGCGAGGCCCAAGAGCTGCTTCAATCGATCGAGCATCTCGTCCTCCTTGAAACTCCGGCCACTGCGACCGGAGGCTGTTTCCGATATCTGCTGCAACTGCGAAAGAACCTCGTCGATACCCGTCCCGCCTACGGCAGGATGCGTCACCGCCGAGACTTCCATCCCTTCAAGGCCCCTCATCAGAACCTCGACTGTTTCCCCGGTCTTCTTGTCCTTGCTACCGACGGCGAACGGGCCGTGCTTGCAGCCGAAGATGTCCGCATCGCAGACCGTGCAGACGTACTCCTCCGCATCCCATCCGATCGAGAACCGATCCATCGTCCCATCGGAGAGGCTGTCGATCGCCCACGGCTTGACGGCGAGCAGCGTCTGCCGAATCACCTTCTCGTCGCCGTCGTTCTCGAGCACCGATTCGAGGATCGTCCCGGCGCGATCGGCCTGCTTGCGGGAATGGTCCTGGAGAAACGGCCGACCGACGAACGACGCGGCGAACTGCTCGAGCTCGCCCTCGTCGAATCGGACGTAGTTCTTGTTTCTGCCGGTGCGGTAGACCCGAGCGCGCACCTTCATCGCGCGCGGCTTGCCGTTGACGCCGTCCGGCCCCGATTCAAGGATCTCGAGCGGCTTCAGGTCGGCGGTCTGCGTGAAGAAGCGTTTCATTGCGGCCCTGCCTGGTCGTTGAGAAACTCCGACACGAGCCCGAGATCGAAGCTGCCGAGATCGGCCTGGTATTCGATGCCGAGCGCGGGGGAGGTGAATTCGCTCGAGGCGAGGTCTTCCTGAACCTCTGCGGGCAGGGACGCGGAGACGTAGTCGTTCTCGCGCGCCTCGCGGCGAGTGATGGGTTCGGCGCTGCATCGGCAGTTCCACGACCAGGGCGGATAGATTTCCGGGTGTGCGTTCTTCTGGAACGTCAGGCCATCGAGCGCCGCGTGCGACTCGCGCACCCGGTCATCGCCCACGGTTCCGTATCGCCAGCCCCACAGCGCGCCGCCGAGTGCGGGGTCGGTCAGCTTCTCGAAGCTGCCGCGGCCGAACGCGCTCTGGAGGTTGGTGCGAAACACCGTTTCAAGATGCGCTTCCGAGAGTCCGAGCGGCTCGAACGCCTCTACGAACTCGGAGAGCGTCATGCCGGATTCCGCCGCGCCTGCGAGGGCGTCGAGCACGTCCTGCAACGCGCCCATCTTCGAGACGCGCGCAACCGTGAACGCACGCGACCGCGCCTCGACACTCATGTCGTCGAAGACATCGCGCGGCGTCGGCGCGAGCGAGCGGAGGAACCGCACCGCCTCGAGAAACGGCAGATCGATCCACTTCGCCGGCATCTCAGGAATTCCTTCCGTGAAGCCGAACGAGCAGGATCTGCTCGCGCAAGGTCTGCTCGAGGTCCGCGACCTTGAGCTCCGGGTAGAGCTCGACGATGCGCCGCTGCGCCTGCGCGAGCGTCAGACCATCCGCGACGGCCTGACGCAGGGCGGCACGGATCTTCGACAGCCAGGCCTCCGCGAGCGGCGCGGCGGACCTGATGCCGCGGGAGGCGAGCTTATCGACGGCGGCTTGCTTCGCGCCGGAGGAAGCTGGCCGGCCCGCGTCTGCCATGATCCGCTCCGGCATGTCGCGCGGACCCTCGCTGCGATCCTCTTCGTCGCCGCCGTCCTCTTCTCCGTCGGTGCCGCCCCCGAAAGACGGCACGGCGGTCGCCTGGACCGGACGCAGCACGTCGTCCTCTTCCTCTTCGCCCACCGGCGCCGCGATCCCGTAGTCCTCGCGAATCTGCTGCTTCGAGGCCGTCAAGGACGGGAACAACCGGAGGATCCGATCGGTGACTGTCGATTCCGCGTTCATGTCCCGCGGCAGCTCGACGTCGAACCAGAGCGACGGGACCAGATGCTGCGCGACCGCGTCCCAGCCGAAGTTCCAGCCCACCATCGGCGTGAAGATGTCCCGCTTGATGATCCCGGACAGCCAGCGGCAGTCGGCTTCTCGGATGTCCTGGCGCACATCCATCGCCGCGGTGATCCCGAGTTGTCCCTGCCCGGGGGAGGACTGCGACGTCAGCTCGTGGCCCAGGACCTTCCAGGCCATCCACTTGTCGAAGTAGTCGATCTGCGCGCCGAAGACCTCGACGCCGTCGCGCGTCGCGACGACTTTGACGTCGAGCTCCGTGTTCTTCGAGACTACGGCCGAGAGGTCCTGCGCGAAGTCTTTCATCGCGCTACGAAACTTCGTGTACCGCTCCGTGTTGTCGAAGTCTGCCTCGTCAATCTTCAACACCCGTGGCGGCAAGCCGAAGCGCTCGCCGTAGGCGACCATGTCCTTGACGACTGTGACCTTGAAAAAGTACGGCCAGACGAGCGTCCGCAACACGCCGGCGCGCGTCGGATGGTCGCGGCGCGTCATGTCGATCGCACGCACGGTCGAGTACGGCGGTAACGGCTCGCCCCAGTCGCCCGTGCTGTTCATGTTCGGCTTCATCGGATCGAACACGCGGACCTCGTCGCTCTTGAACGCCCAGCGGATGTGCTTGGTCGGGATGCGTGAGAATAGTTGCGGCACAATCCGCCCACCGCTGTCCGTGCCCCAGGTGATCCAGTCCACCGCGAAGGGCTTGCCGACCGCGTCCATCAGATCGCCGACGAGCTCGACGAACTCGACGCCGCGCAGCGCCTCCTCGCAGAAACCCGCGATCTCATTCGCTTTCTCGTCCGCATCTTGATTCGCCGCGGTCAGCTTCGGCGGCGCGACTTCCCAATCGAGCCCCTGAATCGATTTCGTGCGCGCGCCGAGGATCGCTTCGATCTTCCCGTCCTTCTCGACCATCTCCTCTTCGAGCTCGATCAGGCGGTACGGGTCGCCGGCATCGGCTTCCTCGAGGATCTCGACGATCGTCCAGGGGCGCAGATTCCGCGACGGGTAGAGGCGATACCGATCGGTCGCCTCCGCATCGACGCCAGTAGGAACTACTTTCGTCGCGGGAGGTTGTGGCGGGCCCGGTAGAGGAATCTCCGTGCCGGTATAGTCGACCAGCCGCGGGACAGAGACGCTCGCCATGTACCCCGAGCGTATGGGGTTACGCAACTTCGTTCGCCGGTTGTGCGGAAACGCCTCGGAAAACCGGCCCTTTCGAGGCTTTTCAAGGGCTGCCGGTTAGAAGCCCGAGAGGTCGCGTTTCGTCACGATGCCGAACCGCAGACCGCCGTCTCGCTCATCCTCACCTGGCCGCTCGCGCCGCAACGACTCAATACGCGGTGGGCCGAAATTCCCGGCCTCCGAGCCGAACCACGCGAGCATCATCGAGAATGCCGCGTCGTCGTGCTCGTGCTCCTGAACGCGGTAGGTGATCTTCGCCTGCGCGGTTTTCGAGATCGCCACCTCGAAGCAGTCGAGCTCGCGCTTGTGCGGTGCGAGATCGTCCGTGTCGGCCACCGTGAAGCGCTTCCCATCACACGCCGCGGCGAAGCCCTCGACCAGCGCTTTCCGCGACGGCTCGGTGAAGATGTAACCCTCGACCGTCATCCCGCGTTCCGAGAGTTCCTCGACGACGGGATCGCCGAGGCCGGTCTGATCGACCCATGCGCGCGCGCAATGCCAGCGCCGATACAACTCCGCGATTCGCTCGTACTGAACCGTCCAGCCGACCTTGTAGAGGCGCACCGCTGCGACAAAGCGTTTCCGTGTGACGTCCAGAACGGTCCCGACCGTGAAATCGTGCTTCCGGCCGAGATCGACGCCCATGATGTACGTGTGGCCCAGCTCCGGTTCCTTCGGGGCGGCGCCAGTCCAGAGCTCGTCCAGGTTCGGGAACAGCGCGACGTCGTCTCTCGGAATGACCGCGTTGTAGAGCGCATCGAACAGTGCCTGCGGCATGCCGGCCCGAATCTCATCGACACTGAGAGGATCGCACCACGGTTCGGCGAGCGTCGGGAAACGCATCGCCGCCTGGGATTTCGTACGCCGCTCCTCTTCGGTCATCGCCTCGACCTCGAGCAGCTTTCGTATGGCCCAGTTGTGCGCGCCGTGATCTAGGTTGAACGCGCAGACGATCGAGCCTCGCGTCGCCGTGGTCGTCGTCAGGGCCGCCGTGTAGACCGCTGCAGGCTGACGGCTCGCCTCGTCGATGATGAAGAGGTGATAACCGTCGCCATAGATCGCGTCCGGATGCTCGCCCGTGAAGGAGACGAACCGGGGATTGTCGTGCGCATCGAAGATGGTCCCGCTCGAGTCATTGCCTACGAGTACGCCTCGTTCAATCGGTTCGGCGAGGATCTGCTTGAGTCGTCGATAGGTCTTCATCGTGCGTCGCAGGAGCGACCCTGACCACGCAACAGGTCGGCCCTCAAGAATGGCATTCACCGCACGGAGCTCCAGGGCGATCGTTTTCCCCGTCTTGGTGGCTGCGCCGATGAAGAGGAACCGCGCCGGATGCTCGATCATCTGGCGCTGCCGCTCCGTCACGCGGACCGCGATGTCGATGACTGGCCGAGTGGGTGAAGGAATTGCTTCCGCGACGGAACTCAGGATTTATGCCTCGGTGTTCTCCGGCGGCGGAACGATCTTCAACTTCAGGAACACGTCCAGAAACGAGCCCTCTGTCGTCTCGGCGCGGCACTTCACGATGTAGATCGCGTTCTCCTCCCCGCCCTTCAGCTCCGCCGCGACGACCGGCGGCGCCGAGAAATCCGGCGTCCCGACGACCAGCGGCGTCGTCGTCGTGTTCTCGATGATCGTCATGACCGCGGCGACGATGTCCGGCGTCGCCTGCTCCGGGAACTTCGAGAAGTCCCACTCGTAGACGCGCTCTTCATCGGCGAACTGCTCGAACAGCTTCGGGTCTTTCATCGGTTCGGCCTCGCTGGTCCTAGGGCGACGTTCGGCCTGTCCGGCCCGACGGCCCGAATCGCCGACGGGAACGCCACGGCGCGATTCGGTCGCACCGGCCCGATCGCCCGCCCGCCGGGGATCTCCAGCTCCGGCGCTTCGACCATCAGGTCCGCCGTCGCCGTTGCCGTCGCCGCCAGCCCACCCGCGAGCGCGATTTGGGTGGAGAGGTCTGCCGTTGTGGTGGCGGTCCCCTGGGTTGCGCTCGCGAGTGCGATGGCGGTCGAAAGATCGGCGGTCGCCGTGGCGGTCGCCGCGACATCGGCCTGAAAGTGCGCGGCCCCGCCTGCGAACTCGGCCTCGGCCGCAGCCGTCGCCGTGACGCTGGCCGCGAAGCGGATGGCCGTCGTCAAATCGGCGACGACCGAAGCGGTACCGGTCGGGGTCGCGGCGAATCGGATCGCGGTCGAGAGGTCGGCGGTGGCGGTTGCCGCCCCGGCGGTGGAAGCAGCCAGGGGAATCGCCGTGCTGAGGTCCCCGACGGTCGATGCCGCCGCAGTCAGGGAGGCTTCGAGTGGAATCGCCGTCGTCAGCTCCGCGCCCGTGACTTCCGCCGAGGCGGCGACCGACGCCGCCAATGGAATCTCCGTGGTCAGATCGCCCGTCGCCGTCGCCGCGCCCGTGACGCTGGCGACGAACCGCGCCACCTCGTTCGTCAGCTCGCCTTCGACCGTCGCGGTCCCATCGATCGCCGCCGCCATCTGGATCTCGGTCGTCAGGTCCCCAGCGACCGTCGCGGACCCGGAAACCGACGCCACGAAGGGAATGGCCGTCGTCAGATCCGACGCAACGGTGGCCGTCCCCGACACCGACGCCGCGAGGGGTATGGCCGTCGTCAGCGCGGCGGACAGGGTCGCCGCAGCCGCGAGCGAGCCCACCAGCGCTATCGCCGTCGTCAGCGCCGCCGATACCGTCGCCGCACCCGTGACCGATGCCGCGACCGAAGTGTCGGCCTCGGCGGCGTTCAGCAGGAAGTCGCCGTTCTCCTGGAGGATCGCGTCGGTGCCGTTCTCGGCGAGAATCTTGTTGCTCATGCGAGAAACTCGATCACGTTACGCTCGGCCCGCGTGCGCCGGACGGATTCACTTCGCTTTTGCTTGATCTCATCGGACGCCCTGGCCCACCACTCGCGACGAGCGCACTTCATTTTCTCGACTGATGCTGCGGAATGCTTCCGCCCGAGGCCTAGACCTTTTCGTGATTTCCCGAAAGTGGCCCTAGCTTCTGGAGTCCAGCGCCGCTTCGCGGCCTCGCTCATCCTTCGACGCGCCTCATCGGATCGTTTGCTGCCCATATGCCATCTGATCTTCTTCGCAATCACTTCGTGAGAACGTGCAGCGGCACGGAGATTTGCGAGTTGGCTTTCCGACCAGATCCGACCCTTGTGCGCCGCACCAATCTTCGCAAGATGCTCAGCCGACTTCTTTCTCCCCTTGCCCTTTAAACTCATGAGCCTTCGAGTTTCGGCGCTGAGTGTCCGACCGAGCATCGGCGCCTCAGCTGTAACACCAGAGTTGTAGCAACCTTTGTGATCTACGTTCTTGACCAGAAGGCGCGATTCGGTTGTCCTAAGTTCACCGCGCTCAAGCAGCGCCAGCACACGGAACACGAACGCATCTTCGCCGTAGATTAACCAGGCATTCTGAAGGTGCCCGCAATGATGCGCCCCACGCCGGAGCCGTAGTCGATGCTCACGAGCACGGTTGTAGAAATCCGCCGTCGAGCCGAGATAGCGGTGCCCGTTCACCGTGTTCACGATGGCGTAAAGACCCGAGCGGCGATTCGTTCTGTCGAGAATCACGCAACCCACTCAATGATAAAAATCACGCCTGCCGCTCCGGTGCCGCCTGCGCGGTCAGCGTCGGACGATGTCGTCGCGCCTGAGCCGCCGCCGCCGTATTCCGCGCCGTTCACACCGACGGCGCCCCCCGACGGCGAAGGACCTCCGGCACCGAATACGGAATCGCCGCCCCTCCCGCCGTGACAGTTCCCTGAGGAATACATGACCGCATTCCCGCCGGGGCCGCCCGGGATATTGAGGTCGCCTCCGCTCGCGGCGCCCCCGGCTCCGCCTGCCCCCATGACCCCGAGGGTCGTCGTGTTGCCAGTCGTCGAGCCGCGAGATCCTCCGCTCGCGGTCATCAGCGTCGGCGAGCTTGAAAATGTCGTGTTGTTCCCGGCCGTCGCGGCCGCGACCGACGCGCCAACCGCGTAGCCGTCGTGTCCGCTGATCTCCGCTGCGGTGTAGAGTCGGATGCAACAACCGCCGCCGCCGCCTCCCGCTCCGGCCTCCGAGGCGAGCGTTACGCTCTCGCCCCCCGCACCTCCGCCGACCGCGATTACGAGCGCCTTCTTCATGCCAGTCGTCGGCGTATAGGTGCCCGAGCTGCTCGTCAGGACCTGCACCGCGACGTTGGAGAGCAGGAGTGTGGAGATCAAGTCCGAGAGCGCGAGCTTCTTGGTCACGGGCGTCCCGCCCGGATCGTCAACCGCCGCGATCAGATCATCCGTCGTCGGCGTCGTTAGCGCAGGATAGCCGGAGACTTTCGTGTCGGTCATCTCATGCCGCCAGGAATTCGATCAGGTAGAGGATTCCGTCGGCCCCGTTCGCCCCGTTCTTGTCCGTCGTCGCCGAAGCATGACCGCCTCCGCCCCCGCCACCGTAAGCCGCTCCGACATTACCCGCCGTGTTCTGACTAGACTCGCGCCCGCCGAAGCCGAGAAGGCTCGCTCCCCCAAAACCGCCCTGCCCGGCGGAGCCGGAGAACTGAGTCCCGAGACCGCCAGGAGTTCCGGGAACGTTGATGTCTCCGTTCGATGCTGCGCCGCCCGCGCCGCCTGCCGTGCGGGCTCCGAGCGTCGTCGTGCCAGCGCCGGTCGTCCCCTTAGATCCGCCGCCCGCGTTGATGATCGTCCCGGTGTCGACCGTCGTCGCCGTGCCGTCGGTTACAGCCTGGCCGCTTGTCTCGCCGAGACCTTTCGCTCCGACGACATAAGCCTTTGACGCGCCGATTGTCGCTGCAGAAACGAGCTTGATACAGGTTCCGCCTCCACCCCCGCCGCCGCCGGACGAGTCGGTATTGAGACCGCCGGCCCCTCCTCCGCCTCCGCCGACTCCGATAACCAGAACCTTTTTCATCCCGGCCGTGGGCGTGTAGGTGCCAGATCCGACCGTCTTCACCTGGACCGCGACGTTGGTAAAGAGCAGCGCCGAGATCAGGTCGCCGATCGCGAGCTTCTTCGTCGCCGCGCTGCCGCCAGGAGCATCGACGGCGAGGAGCAGGTCCGCCGCGACCGGATCGGTCAGCGCGGAAAGCAGCCAGATGGGAAGATCAGTCACGCGAGTTGCTCCGCGATGATGTTGTGCGAGCCGCAATCGGCACAAACATAGGCCGCATGCTTGCCCTGGTATCTGCGCCTCAACTGGAGATTTTCGATCCGATTATCGGCCCGGTCGCCGTTGACGTGATGGACGCTCTCATCATCGGTCAGCGGACGACCGAGATGCCGAGCCATCACAAGACGATGCTCCAGAATTCGGCGGGCGTGGCCGGCGCGAACAGCCATACCCTGAAATTCGCCGCTCGTCTGGACATCACAGGTGACATAGCCGCCGGCAGTTCGCTTGCGCCCGCCTTTCCAGAACAGGTGACGCGCTCCTCGCGGTCGTGGTCGCTGCGGTAGCCCACACCGACGAATCCACCATTTAACGGTGCCGCCGCAGACACCAATGAAACGACCGATTCGAGCGAAGGAGTAGCCGGACCGATAGAGCCGGAAAGCCTCATCGAGCTTCCCGTCGGTCATCCTTCTCAAGGCTGGCATCGTCTTTCCGCTGCCCTACGCGAAGGTGATCGAGAGCGCGGCCGCCTGAAATTCCGGGGCTGGATCGCCGCTGTTAACGGTCTTACTTTGAGTCAGCGCGCCCCAGAACAGCAGGTTCCCCGACGTGCTCGCGTCGAAGATCCCGAAGTGCGTCACCTGTCCCCAGTTCGCCGTGGGCGCGGGAAAAGTGATCGCCGCCGCGTTGTCGGTCTTCCCGTCCGTGGCCGACGCCGCGGTCCAGTTCGCGTCGAGCGGATCGCGCTGCACTCGGGCGTAGCTGCCGCCCGTGACTTCCGTGCCGCCGCCCGAGTCCGACGGCGCGGCGGTGTACAACGCGACGTACAGCGCCGACGGCTTCGTGAACGAAGCGGTCCTGAATATGTGGGCCCTGATTTGCCCCTCAAGCCAGTCGCTCATGGCAGACATTAGGAGACCTCCTTCTGGCGTTGACGCCAGGCCAGCTTGTAGCGGTTCATTTGCTCTCGTGCGCCCGGTCTCGAGCGGCACTTCTTGTTTGAAGTCGCCATGCATCTGCGACACGCTCGCGTGCCGCGACTCGGAACGACGTAGTCGTACGGATGTCCACGCGGGCAGTTCACCCGATGCCGTTGCGGCACGCCCGCTGACCGTCTCTCAAGCAGGACCTCGACCGCACGCGCCCGTCGGCGCTGGCCGAGCCAGGGCCAGAACATCGCGATCGCTGCCTGCACCTTCTCGAAGCTCGTCAACTTCCACGACCATGTCCGCTTCCGTGTTCCTGGCGGCTGCCAGGTCGTGACGTTGCCCATGCCGACTGTCGCGTGGAATCGCCGCACGACATCTTCGTCGGTCATCTGCATCTGAAGAACTGGCGTGAGGTGTCGCCAGACACCGATAGAACCCTCACCCTCGAAGAGTCCCGCCGCCCATGCGACGTCGCGAGGACTCACAGCTCACCCTCCTCCCAGGTAGTCGGACATCGCGGACATTTCTCATCCCTCCTTCGCGAGATGGTTCATCGAATCACCCTCGGCGTGTCGACCACGATGATCGGCGCCGGAACGTCGACCGATAGGATCGGCGGACCGCCCTCCGCCGCGTCCGCCGAGAGCGAGACGGCCGCGACCGGCAGCACGTACTCCGTCCCGTCCGGCACGACGACCAGCACCCGCCATGCGTTAGCGGTGACGTCCGTCGTCGCGACGAACTTCAGCCGAGCGTACTCGCTGCTCACCGTCCGCCCCCGCACGGGTGGTAGTGCGCGCCGATGTTCTTCGGCTCTTCGCGCAGATCGGGTTGCGCGAGGCGGCGCAGATTCCCGCTGACGGACACGCAGAAGTCGTGACGGTACGTCGCCATGTCGGCAGACGGCGTGCCGGTGCGCGTCGGCGTGAAGGTATTGGTCGGCGTCCTGGTAGCCGTGAAGGTCTGAGTCACCGTGGCCGACGGGGTCAGCGTCCCGGTCGGGGTCCGCGTCGCCGTGTGCGAGCTCGTCGCGGTCGGCGTGTGGGTCGCGGTCGGCGTGGCAGACGAAGTGAAAGTTCTGGTCGGCGTGAAGGTCTGCGTGAACGTCAGCGTTGCAGTGAACGTGTGCGTGTTCGTCGGCGTCGTCCCCCCGCCCGTCCAGAAGCACGGGGCGGGCGGCTGGCCGAGAATCGCATAGACCTGGTCGTTGACGTGGATCGGCTCGGGGATCCCGTAGTCCGTCATCAACCCGAAGATGGCGGCGTCCATCAGATAAGGCCAGATGCCGGTGGCGGAGAGCGTCCCATCGTCGTTCTTCCGCGTGCAGTTGTTCGCCTTCGACGCTCCGG